TTGCCTATGGAATTACCTTAGGTAGGGGGGTTAAATGTCTTAAAACAGCCTTCAAAGCCCGATTAGGGCTATTTCTTGAGACCGAACTCAGGTGCAGATTTGTCTAGCGCCTTCATAATTGGGCCTATAAGACCTGCTATGAATGCCATAGCCAATACTTCTGGATCACGTTGTCCTGCTGTGTACAATGCGACTGCAGATGCTACAGCAGCACGTAGGTAGGACATGGCGATTGATTTTGCTTTGTCTTTATCTATCATGATTCTCCTTAGAGGAACTTGACTAATTCAGCCCATGTTCTAGGGCCAATGATTCCATTGGAATCTAGGTTGTCGTGGTTATCTTGGAACTTGATAACTGCTGCTTTGGTCTGCTTACCATAGATACCATCAGCAACTAAGGCTAATGCTCTCTGAATGGTCTTTACTCCATCGCTCTTATCTCCAGGCTTAATAGGTCCTGGGAAAGCAGGGGCCTCAGATACTGGCACCTTAGCGGTTACTTCATTACCAATGTAGTTTGGGCGACCAAATCCTACGATGCTAACCATAACTTTCTTTTTATTGGCGATGTAGCCACGAGTCTTAACTGCGACCTCGCCACCATTACGCTGATCTCCCTTAGGATTACCAGCAGTATTACCTTCGATACAGGTAACTGTTCCGTCTCCGTTGTTCTCAACTACGATACCAACATGAGAGATACGATCAACATTATCCCCAGGGAAATCAAAGAAAGCGATATCTCCTGGTAGTGGCTTGGAGTCCTTGGCATCAGTCCAAGTACCCATCTTCTTAAAAGCAGATGCTCCTGCTACAGTTGATACTGTATTAGGGACTTTTACTCCTGCTTCTTTAGCACACCACATGACGAAGGATCCACACCAAGGTAGGAAGTTTGCCTTAGTAAAGGCACCATACTTGGTTTGATTATCCTTTGGACCTTCAATGGTCCCAACTTCTTTTTTAGCAATCTCAACGATTGCAGCGACTGTTCCCTTTTTCATTAGTTGTAGTTAGGGTCAATCTTTGCTTTGTCAGCAGCCTGACGGGTCTCTACCTCTGTATCGGCAACTGTCTTAGCGCCTTTATCTACAGTTGAGAATGCAGCATTGATCTCATCAAGAGACAGTTTGCCATCATCCATAAATGCACGGGCTAACTTCTCTACTACTGCTGCTACTGCTGTAAGACCGGCCACAGTTACTGCTGTGATTGTATCAACGCCAGCGATAGCGCCAGCACCAATTACAGACAGACCTGATGCTGCAAATACAGCAACGATACGCATTAAAACATTCTTAAGTGATGACATATTATTCCTTTGGGTTTCGTAAGTTGTAAGTAATTCCCCATATAACTGCGGACATTACGATTGCATAACCAACTACGGTCTTGGCTGATCCTTCTAGGACTACCCAAGCGATGAACATTCCTAAGAACGTCCATAGTTGATTAAAGATATCTGAGAACCAGGCTTTCATGGTTTCCTCCTAATTGCGGCTACTGCACCAGCGGATGCTGCTGCTTGAGTTGCTATGTTTCCAGCGATGACTGCAGAGATGATTACTTTTTCAGACTCTTCTCTTACTTCTTGCGACATATCAGCGCCTATGTTTGAGAGAGCAGTAAGAACCTCTGCTGGATTTGTAAATATTTCAGATAATAATTCTGCTGGGTTTTCTAATAATTGAAGGGCTATTACTACGCCAGCCTCAAGTACTACACCATTTTCTAGTTGAACTGGTGTTTCAGGATCTAAGGTTTCTAAGTCAACTTGATCGATCTGTATAACTTCTGGTACAATTTCTTCCTCTTCAACTACAGGAGGTTCAGGTGTCTCAACAACAGGATCAACGTCTTCTTCAACTGGTAAAGGAAGTTCTTCCTCTACTGGAATTTCAGGCTCATCAATTGGCTCAGGAACTGGCTCAACTTCGGGTTCAGTTACAGGTTGAGGTTCTGGAGTTGGCTCTATTACAGGAGCAGGCTGAGGAATAGGTACAGGAATAGGTTCTGATGTTGCTGTGCTACCATCTACAGGTGCTACAGTTACGGTTTCAACAGTTGATGTATCGGAAGGGACAGTAGATGAATCAGTTGGCCGTGGGGTTACTGTTGGGGTTTCTTGTTGGCTGGTTGTTGTCGTGGTATCAGAACTCGAGGTCGCCGTATCAGAAGTCGACGTGCTCGTGTCAGCCGTTACAGTTTGAGTCTCACTCGTCGCAGTCGATGTATCAGACGGGGCAACAGGAGTGGGTTCCGAAACGACAGGGACTAATCCTTGGTAATAACCAAGAGTAGTATCGTTAAGAGTGTCACTAATATAAATCCTATAACTACCAGCATATCCGCCTTCACAATATAATCGAGGTATGTATCCTTTGTCAGCAAAGAATTGGTTAGAGTTATCCCAACTTACTTGGAATGATCTTTCATCAGTTCCATTACTACAGATAATTGTTGTATTTGCATAGGCTGCTTGAGCAGTAGGCATGGCAAATAATGATGTTCCAAAGATTAAAAAGAATACTGCTAGTAAACTATTTCTTCTCGCAAAGAAGTACGTAAATTTGGTCGACACGGGTTTCCAATCGATTAACTTGATCTTTCACGGACCCGCCCCCGTTAGGTTTTAATTCTTCTAAATAATGCTTTACTAACCAACGTATTGAACCTACGTATCCAGTTATTAAAGTTGCAATAGCGACAGCAAGACCTGCCCAGTCTAATGAACTCATTATAAGACCGTTCTAACTGTCATAGTTAATAGACCACCGAACCCGTCGTAACGAGTACTAGGAGGAGTCTTGCGTGCAAAAGATACACGTTCAATAATAGCCTGTACTCTTTCTCCAGTCGTAAAATCTTGTACGTTTACAATATCTCCATTGGCTTCTAATTCTTCTAGAAGTTGGATACGCTCCCATGCACGGCCTTCATAGCCAGCCAGCACATTGTATCTATCGGTTTCCACGTCAAAGCACCAAACAGGGAACTGAATCAACCGTTGGCGTTTAGTTGCTGGAAGAGATTTTGCTTGAAAGCCCTTGAATATCGGACCTTGACTGCTATTGCTTGCGCTACGTGAGAGCGTAAATCTATATGATATATATTCCTGTGGTCCTTCAGGACTTAGTGTGGCAGCCTCAGGTGAACCAACAGATGAGTTGTAAGTAATTATAGAGAAAGTATTATTATTAGAATCTACAGTTGCTATATCCATAGCACCAAAAGAGAAGTCACCACGAGCACGAATAAACTTATAGTTCTTAGGCTCTAATGTTCCATAGCGAATAGCACCAGTAGTTAGATAACCACTAGATACCAAAGCAGTAGCAGATTCTAGGTATATTGCTCCGTCAGTAACTTCACGAGCAGTACAAAATGCTAGACGATTAGTTGTTCCAAGAAAGGCTACGCCAGTTGTATAATGTTCTGTTGTTTGAGGGAATTGTAAATCATTGGCGTAAGCAAATCTAAGTGATTCACCTTCGATTGTAGTGCTTAGGTCAATACGAGTAAGACCTGCATCTAACGGTCCAACACCTGTAGTACACCATACGAAACGGTCACGAGCAGTAAAGTCATATACTGGTTGAGATGATTCTACAATTAACGGACCATATCCTATAGATCCATCTTGTGGGTCAATAATAGAAGCACGGACACCTTTGTTGGTACCAATCATCATGTATCCAAGGTAGTAGAATAGTTTTTCAACTATCTCTCCTGGAGGAAATTCTGCAGCAACAGATGCTTGAGTCAAAGTAGGCATAGCACCTGATGTATTTAAAGTGTACTTTTGAATAGTAGAGTAGATGCCAGAATGTCCAGCGGTATAGATAGCAGGACCAGAGGCAGCAACAGCAGTATAGTGATAGTTGGTATTAGGATTAGTGTATACTGGAGTTGGTAATGCTGTAGCATTAGTTGCAAACTCATATACTGCGTTATTTACACAAGCAATAATACGGTCTTTGACAAATTCCATGGCTGCATATTGCACTGTGATACCATTAGCAGTAAACATTACAGTTGCTGATGTAGATGAATTGCCAGTTAGTGGCTTCTTGTTTACTTCTAGTTTTCCAGAAGGTCCAGTATCATTAGTGATCCAATAAGCATTAACTCCATCATCACAGATGGCATAAACTTTATCGTCTGTGCCAGTATTATAGTCTACAAAGTGAGTAACTGTTCCATCTGCAGCGATCTTGTCTACATCAAATTCATCATGTAATAATACACCTTCTGTACTACTCCATTGAATAGAACGTAAGTGTTGATTAGGATGTTGATGATCTGTGCCAGTTATGACACCAGTTGTTTCATGGGCAGAGGATACACTCTTAAGTAAAGAGGCTTGTCCTTTAGTCCATACATCTATACCTTGAGAATCGGCAAAGCGATACCCAGTAGATTCACCTGAGGTAGGATCATAGAACTTAATACCAGAACCACCATGAAATGATGATTGAGAACGAATCCACCAACCAGTAAGTGATTGCTCACCTGGTTCTTTAGAGTTATCAAACTGATCTTTACGATAAGGAGCAGTCTCTCTTTGGTACGGATTTATATCTGTTGGTGCTAAGATGAATGGAATTCCACCTACGGCAATATCATAGTCTTCTGCGTTATTAGTCCAGAATCCAGATGTACCAGGGTTACCTATATTGAGGGGTAATCCTTCGGTAATATCACGACCAGCCACGATGCTCCTTAATTAAGAAAGTAAAATTAACCAACAACTACTATGACAACTCCGTTGCCACCTGAACCATTAGTAACACCATTACCAACACCTGCTCCGCCACCTAAGCCATTAGTTCCAGCAGTACCTGAGCCAGAACCAGCAGGACCACCGCCACCTGAACCACCAGTACCATTAGAATTATTGCCAGCAGAGCCACCGCCACCTGCGTATGTAACAGATGTGCCAGTTATACTTGATGCAAGTCCATTACCACCATTACCTGCGCTATTGCCACCAGTATAGTTATTACCAGAGTTGCCAGCACCACCACCACCACCACCAGTTGTACCACCATCTTTTCCAAGCCCAGGAATTCCTTTACCTGCTACTGCAAGAGGTGCATCTCCTCCACCACCACCTGAACCGCCTGAACCACCTCTACCTCCATAGCCGTTACTTCCACCACCACCGCCGCCAGGTGCGTATATATTACCAAGTACGCTAGCGCCTCCAGGAGCGCCAACTGCTACAGTGTTATTACCAGCACCTACTCCACCTGCACCAACTGTTACTGTTAACTCTGCAGCAGGAACTAATTGTTCACTTAAATATAAAAATCCACCTCCACCGCCACCGCCAACTACAGCACCGCAAGCACCTCCGCCACCGCCACCAACAAGTAAAGCCTCAATGTTTCCAGCAGTACCGAAGGTAATAGAACCAGAAGCATTAAATGTATAGATTGCTTTACCAGCACGAGCATTATTGTTTACTGTAGGTGAACCAGTAGTAGAAGTAACTGTAGCCTTACCAATTCCTCCACCACCAATAGGTGTAAATAATGGCATTATGTCTCCTTAAGCGTACTTGATAGGACCAGCACCAAGAACTGTGTAAGTTGCTGAGGCTGTTTTGATAATTGTAAATGAGTAAGCATCAATTGCTGAGGCGTTACCAGCAGCAGGGGCTGTGCCACCAGAGAATTTAACTGTCTGTGCAGAGCCATCAATAGTTAGAGCAGAATGTTTGTATGCTGTAGCACCATTGGTTACTAAGAATGCAACCGTAATTGCATCACCAGTAGCAAGAACGCTGTTTAATGTAGCACCTGAAGTGCCACGAACATTAAGTGTCCAGTCAGCAGAAGCATTAGATGTATAGTAAAGAACACCCTGAGTTGAAGCATCGAAGTTAATTGTTCCAGTTGCTGCAGTAGCAGATACTGTCATACGTTCTTCTGGTGCAATCAGTACTGGAGTAGTAAGGGTTGCTGCAGTTGAGGGTGCCTTAGTATCTACCTGTGTCTGTATAGCAGAGGTAACTCCATCTAAGTAGCCTAACTCTGTTGCAGATACAGTAGAAGGCGCAGGGGCTGCACTTGCTATATCTCTTGCTTTAGTCATTTGTATTCCTTTCGGGACCAGAACATTGACTTATATCGGTCAAAGAATTTAGTTTGTAATTTCTGTGTAATGCTATGTTGTTCTATTAGTTCTTTTTGAGAACCGATTTCCATTTTCCAATCCTCACGCTTAAAAGGAATTACCTGTGCTATAGGAGTTCCCTTTGGGATTAGACCTTCAAAGTTAGGGTCATTGATAACCATAGGAAAATTAACTGGAGCACTATAGGTATCTGTATCTACAATTCCTGGAAGGATAGTAAAGACTGATTCCCTATGCATAGGCTGAGTAAACAATACTGAATATCCTTTAGGTGTTTTAATAGCCCAAGGGTTCATCCATTTAGGATAAGCGTGTTGATTACGGGCTGGGTGTTCAGGAGCCTGTTCAACAGGATGAAATTGTACTAACCCTAAACTAGACCATTCAAAGAATTGTTTTTCTTCTTTAATGCTTACATATACATCAGCAGGTAAAGTAATAATATATCCAGAAACTATAGCATCAAACACTGGCATACAACGTTTTATTGTTGCATCGGTATTTCCACCACCAGTAGGTTTTTTATTACCACCTATATAAGATTGCATATTCTTATACCAATCTGGTATAAACTTAGAAGCAGGTTGTGGCTGTTCTATATCTATACCAGATGTATTACTGAATGTAATTTTCATATTGTCCCCTTATATGATTATTCTTCTGTTGGTATTTCAGGAAATGGTGCTTTTGCAAATACACCGTTTATATATGTTCCGCCAGTTTCTGCAGGTTCAGTTGTATATTCAATACAGGTAAAGCCTGTAATCTGTTCTGCGGTTTCTTTAGACTCAGCAAGAATTGTATTAATTACATTCTCGCCATTTATTACAGCAAAGTTTGCCATTATTGCATTCCTTTCTTAGAAGTCACGAAGTACATATATAACTCCTGGTGCGCCAGCGCCACCAGTGCTAGCGTTTTTACCAGCGCCACCGCCACCAGAGCCATAGCCACTTGCAGCCCCACCATTAGCATTATTCGAAGCACCATTACCACCAGTTCCTATACCACCAGCAATACCATTTCCAGCACCTCGGCTATATCCATCTCCTGGACCACCACTAGCAGTTGTACCGCTTTTTACGGATTGAGCAATAGAAGTACTTCTTCCGCTTATAGGGTTACCAGCCGAATATATGCTATAACCATCAACTGGGAAACCGCCAGGCGTTCCACCTTGACCAGTATAACCTTGGTTAGAGCCTACGTAATAACCACCCCCACCGCCATTTGCAATAACGTTTGAAAATGTAGTTGTACCACCGCCATTACCACCACCAGTTCCACCACCGCCATCACGAGCCGTTCCGCCATTACCACCAGTTCCTATTGTATAAGAGGTAGCACTGTTAGTTCTTATTAACATAGCAGCAACACCACCACTAGCGCCTCCACCACCGCCAACTTCACCAGAGGTTGTACCTGACATACCACCAGCACCACCGCCAACAGAAACTACATAAAGGAATCCCGTAGTATTATATGTACCAGATGTTGTAAGGGTATCTAATGTTCCACTTAATGTAGTCCCAGATAAAGAGTCTGCTGTTTTTGTAATTGTAACTACAATATTTGTACCAGTATTAGTTTCTATATATACTGTACTTATAGCACTTGCTATATTTACAGCAACCGTTCCACTAGTTGTTGTAACTCTAGTTGTTGCATTAGAAGAAATAAGGTCAACTTTTACTTCAGATGAAGTTGGATTGGTCGTAATTGTATAAATACCAGGAGTTAATGTAGTTGCACATTTGTATGTAGTTCCTGCTAGTGGAACAGAAAATGCTACGGCAGCAGAACCACCTGTAGATGGTAAAGGAAATATTGAAATTGCCATTACGCTATCTCCACTCCGCTAATGTGAAAAGTTACTGTTGTTGCTGATGCTAAGCCTTCAATTAAGTCCGTAGCCACAAGAACTTGTTTAAGGTCAAAGGATGCTGTTGAGTTTGCAGCAATTGCAGCGTCATTAAATATTTGAACTCCATCTAAAGACAGGTCAAAGGTTGCTGCAGCGGCAGCAGTATTAGCCACCAAGATATTGGTAACTATAGTTGTAGTTGCCGAAGGGGTTGTATAGAGAGTAGCACTAGATGTGGATGCGGACCCACGAAATAGTACCTTAGAAGTTGTAGCCATTAGTTACTACCTTTCTTAGTATGCACCCATTATGTTCATAATGGTGTTGTCGTTCTCGGTTGTTACTGTTGCGTATGCTGATAAATCTACCTGTGACCATTCAAGACCAGTAGCGGTAGATGAATTAGCCTTTAAGAAATATCCATTAGTTCCTAGTGTTAGTTTGCCAGGTGTATCAGCAGCAGTTGCTACTAGGATATCTCCCTTAGCATCAAAGAGTGTCTTATCAATAGCAGTTGCTAAATCAAAGGCTGTAAAGGTAATAATTTCTAGGATGTCTCCAGCGGTAAGGGCTGCAAGAGATGTAATACTTGTGCCGTCAGATGCTGTGTAATCAGATGTACGAGCAAGAAGAACACCATTAAGATAAACTTGTTCTTTTCCTGGAAGGTAAGAAAGCGTTACACCATTATCATCTACGCCAGACTCTGATGTTTCTCCACCTGCTGCTGTAAAGCGATAGCGGAAGATTGCTGCAGTAGAGGAAATAGAACCCCAAGCAGAACCTGTCCAAGCAAACATAGTATTAGATACTGAGTTCCAATACAGAGCACCAGTTACCAATGCGTTGCCATCATTATCTACAGATGGGGCAGTTGACTTAGGTCCTAAATATCTATCATCAAAAGAGTCGTATGAAGCAGCAGCAGCGGTTGCAGAGGCTGCAGCAGCAGTAGCAGAGCCAGCAACTGTATCTACGTACTGCTTAGTAGCAGCACCTAGGTTAACTGATGGGTCTGCACTAAGTACCAATGCACCTGTCATAGTAGAACCAGCCTTGAGCACCATAGCGTCAAAGACTGTACCACCTGCAGAAATTGCTGTTGCAATTTCACCAAGAGTATCAAGTGTTCCTGGGGCTGAGTTAACTAAATTTGCAACTGCTGTATCTACATAAGCCTTAGTTGAAGCATCGGTGTTTTGTGTAGGTGTAGCAAGGTTAGTAATCTTTTGGCTATTAGCAGATACTGAACCCGTAGGTGCAGCCATCTGGTCTAAGCGAGATGTTCTTACCTGTGTATCAAAGTCTGAGACTGTGGCTGCTAATTGAGTGCCAGTATGGTTAGCACGAGCATATGGGTCAGTAACCATCTTGGCTGCAGTAATAGTTCCATTGGCAATATCTGTTGCTACAATAGTTCCATCTACTAAGTCAGCAGATGTAATAGTTCCACCAAGACTTAACTTGCTATAAGCAATACCAGCAGATGCGTTAATATCAGCATTGACGATTGTGCCATCTAAGATTTTAGCAGAAGTAACTGCTCCGTCTGCTAGGTCACCAGCAACGATAGTTGCATCTAGAATCTTAGCGGATGTAATAGCGCCATCAGCAATATCACCAGCGACAATAGTACCATCAGCAATCTTGGCTGAGGTGATTGCTCCATCAGCAATATCTCCTGCAACAATTGTTCCATCTGCTATCTTTGCGCTAGTAATTGCGGAATCTGCAATCTTGGTAGTTGTTACTGCATTAGATACAATCTTTGCTTCTGTGATAGATAGGTCATCAATTTTGGCTGTGCCTACGGCACCAGTTGCAATCTTTCCACTAGTAATAGCAGAGTCTGCAATATCTCCAGTTGCAATACCAAGGTCAGCAATCTTTGCAGATGTGATAGCACTATCAGCAATCTTTGCTGTGGTTACATTTAAGTCTGTGATTTTTGCGGTGGTTACAGAGTTTGCTTGAAGCATCGCTGTAGTAATCATATTTGTATCTGTTGTCTCAAGGACATTAGCAATAGTTAAACCATGTGCTGTTGTGGTATTTTCAATATGTTCATTGGCTTCACGGAAGTCACGACCAATGCCCATATGACGTACCTTGGCACCTGCTGAGTGAGCAATAGCCTGAGATGAATCAATACCACGAACAATTGTTAAAGTATTGCTAGCAGCAGCACTAGGGTAGACAACCTCTACAATTTCTTCAAGAGCCGTATCTGGATCGATAACAACTGTAAATGTCTGAGTGCCTGTAGGGGCAATAGAGGACATTAAGTTAGACGCAGAGTTGACTACCATTGTAGTAGCAGATGTGCTACCAGCCAATGATGATGTAAGTGTAGTCTCCTGCGAGATGGATGAGTACAGGCGAGTTGTCATTTAGTACCTCGTATAGTGGATTTTGGATGGATAGACATCACGGAGTTTTTCAGATTCCTCTGTTAGTCTTTGGGTAAATAGAGCAAGCAAGAAACGAGCAGTAGATGCACCAGAACCATATTGGATCTTAGTGTCTGTATTATCTGCCTCAGCAGATGTATATGTAAGTCTACCTGGATCAATGAAGGATGCTAAGCGGTAAGCAGCACCGTACATGATTACATCCTTACAGGATGAAGGTAGTCCAGTTACTGTTTCAAAAACATCACTAGATGATGACAGTGTAGAAGGCTTCTTTAAATAGTAAACTTGTACAGTTCTTCCTGGGCTTATTCTGTCATATACAGAGACGCTGTTTCTAGTAGTAAAACTAGTAGCATTAGCCAATGGATCGTGGCGCCAAGATTTAACTGGAAGCCATTCATTAGATGGACCAACTACACTCCATGAGACATAGAGCACAGTTTGTACATCTGCAGGAATTTCGTAGGTAGTCTTAGTTGCTTGTAAAGTAAATGTGTGTGTTCCTACAGCAAATAGTTTAGGAAATACTGCATCAATTGTATTATTGATAGTTTTCTTTACCACAGTTTTAGGAAAAGATGGTGCAACTGTAACCTTCGTATTGGCAGTATGGCTAGTAGCAACCGTACCATTGTAGCCACGACCATACGGGGGAACAACCGCAGTATTAGAAATACGGTCATATGAATCGATCCAAATTAGTTCATCGTCAATCTCAACGAGACCCTTGCCAATATTGCTAACACTTGCGAGGTTAAGTGTTGTGCTAGATGAGGTAATGTTACCAGTTAAATGTGTAGTTCTATCTTGACGAAGTGTATAACCTGATAGGTTAAGCAGCACATCGTCTACAAGATTGGCATAGGTCGTTGTCATTAAGAGGATATCCTTCTAAGGGCTTCAGGTGCTTCTAAGTCACTTGTTGTACCAAGTAAGTTACAAATACCATTGAGGTCTAAAAATGTTGTTGGGTCTGTTTTGCCAGCCTTACGATTGAGAGCACCCTGTAAACTTTCACCAGTTGTGCCTGCCCATACGTTGGCTGCTTCTTGATCGCCCTTATAGGCTAAGATGGCAGGGTAAGTGCCACCATTAGCAAGACGATTTAATTCAGCACTAAATGTAGAACCGAGAGTTCCGACGGCCATTTGAGTTCCTTACTTACCACGTGAACGTAGTGCTGGGAGAAGTCCTTTTTTATTAAAAGTATCACGGAATTTTTTAGCCTCAGGAGAAGTTAACGCAGGCCAAATACCAGCAGTTTTCCAAGATGTATCTTTCTTTGGAGCCTTTGTATTAGCACGTTCAGTAGCACGAGGACTAGACTTAGCAAGTTTATCTACACGTTCTGTGGCACGAGGGCTAGATTTAGTAATTCTATCTACACGCTCTGTAGCACGAGGACTAGCCATAGTAGGCATTGTTACACCATTAGGCTTAAATGCTTTTCCTTGGTTATTACGGCTTGCATAGTTAGTACGTGACTTAGTTGCTTTCGCTAACTTTGTTAACTTAGCAGTTGTTGCTCTTAGATCGCTTTGAGCAATTGCAAGATTAACTCTTTGAATTGCTAGATCTACTTCACTGTTGTCATAGATTGACATTATGTTTCCTCGCTATTTCTTGGTTGATTTTCTGGCTACTGCAGCGTTATCTACTAGATTTGGGTAAGGCCTACCTGCTGCCTTTGCCCTTGCTTTAGCGGCACTCTTTTGACTTGATGTTAACTTCTTAGAAGTTTTCTTAGGGTTCTTCTTATCCCAAAATTGTTTTTTCATCCGCAGTTACAGTCCCATGCTCGAAGTGATTTATTGATTCTAGAGTTAGGATCTCTAGCAGTCTTAGCAGAAGTAAGTTTAGACTTCATTCCGCACATACGGCTACAGAAAGACTTACGTCTTGCAGCAGACTTAGGTGACTTCTTAGCCTCAGCCTTTTTTACAGGTGGCTTAAGATTCATACCTGCCGCTTTTGCAGAGGCTCTTCCCTTGGCGTTTAATCCGCCTTTAGGATTCTTGCCCTCTTTGCGAGTCCACGCTGGTGTCGCCATTTTTCTTTCCTCCAAATATTGCATTGTAGTAGTGAACATCAAATGAGAATCTCTTCATGTGTGGAGCCAAGGCTCCTGTATGACACCATAATGGAATCTTTACTTGATGACATATAGCAAAGAAGTAGATATCTTCTCCTACGAAACTATCAGCCTTGCCCTGTTCGGCAAATAAGCGAATATCTCCCTTATCATCTCTAATCTTCTTGACTACGCTTCTGTGCATCAAGAGGAGTCCCATACCTGCTGCATCAACCTGGATTAGTTGATCTACTGGCATAGGGTGGATTCTCTTAGAGAATACTCTGCCACCTTCATCAGCAAACTTGAAGATAGTAGGCATTGGAATCATTAGAGGTTCCTCAGGATTATCTGAAGTAAAATAAACTCCAGTAATCATAGGCTTTGAGTACTTGTCTTTAACATTCCAAAGTTTCATAAATATCTCTGGATTGATTACTACATCTGAGTCTACCCATAGTAGCCACTCTGATTTATTAGAATCATACCAATGGTTGATTAACCGATCACGCTGTCTAGCGATCTGATTACCACCACTACGGATAGTTGACTCAAACTTAATACCTGATTGAAGTAACACATCGGTTACCCCAAGCATAAACATGCCGTCTACGTTGCCGTTATCACACCATGCTAGCGATACTGTTTCTTGCTTTTGTCTCATAAACTATTCCCCTGTCTTTGTGGAATTACCTAGTTACTTTTTTCTTAGGCGTTTTGTTTATATACTTACCGCCTACAATTTGGTCAGATCGTGTACCCTTTTTGCCAGTAATAGACTTAACTGCCTCTTTAACTTGGCGACGAGTATTCCAGTCAGCACGAGTATCATTGTCTACAATCTTCTGTAGGTACTCTGATCCAGGTTTGCCACCTTGGTTTCTGTCAATTGAAGCAACCAAGCCAGTACCAACAGCCGTAGGAATATCACGAAATTCTCTAGCAACTAGGCCAATACGTCCAGCAACAGATGATAGAAAGTTTTTATTTTGACGAGATTTGTCATCTCCAGATGAGCGAAAACTTGAAGCCATATTCTTGCTTACGGCTGGCACTGGTTTAACTTTTGGCAAATTTTTCATTTTTTCATTCTTTTTGTCCATATTACTTCTTCTTTCCCATTTTCTTCATTTTCTTCATAACCATTTTCTTGCCTGTTTTCTTTGCTTCTTTTTTGGCCATAGCCATTCCTTTTGCTGAGTAAGCAAATTCTTTTCCGTTTACTTTTGGCATTATATTATTCCTCTTCCTGGTTCGTCGGCTTTAAACGCTTTGCCGAAGTGGTTTGATGCAGCAACTGCTGCGTTTATATCTTTCATCTGTGTAGAGGCAGGTTGTATACCTTGAGCACGTGCATTACGGTAGGCCTGTAACTCCCCATCCCACTTCTTAGTTGACATGCTAGTACGAGTAGATGCCTCGCCTGGATTCAACTGTAAAGCGGAAATCTTGCAACCAAAACATCCATCAACTTCTACTGGATGTGTTCTCTCCCTGTGTAAAGACATTCCCTGTTATCCCTAGTCTGCTATCGTTATTGTTTCTATTGTATATCCCGCTGCTTCTAAAGATGTCTTCTCAGCAAGGGAAACTTCATATTTACTTCCACCTAGGTAGTAGGCTTGGGCTGCATTTAATTCATCAATGTATGGATAACGTGCCTCACGATAAACGCCATTCTCCTTAAGTACTGATACACCACGTTTTAACTTCATGCGATAGTGTAGCCTATTGTACCCTGCTGGACCTTCCATAACATATGGTGTTTCGAAGTAATATTTATAAGTTGGCATTTGTTCTCCTTAGTAGTTTTACAGATAGGGCTAGAGTTGCCCCTAGCCCCATCTATCTAATTACTTAGATTAAGCCGCTGGACGAACTGCTGATGCAGTCTGAATACGCCATAGAGCGTCTGGACGGTATAGGTTCCAACCTAATACTCCGTACCAGCCGATAGGGCGTAGACGCATCAACTTGTCGGTCACTGGACCAATTACAGTGTGTGGCTCTTCAGCAACAGCCTCTGCTAGTGCTTGTTGACCCATGATAAATGTGTCGTACACACGAGTTTGTGTTGTGCCTGAACCTGCGCCTGCTTGTGAGTTAGGTAGACGTGGAGACTCGATGAAAGCAACGCCTTCAAAAGTTCCAATCTCGCCTGCGTAAATGCCTGCTGGGTTTACGTACTCTGCAGGTTGACGCCATGAAGCAGTTCCTGTTTCTGCACGAAGATCGTGTGAAACTTCTGGGTGGATGTATGAAGCAAATAGGCTTCCACGACGTGGAACTACGTTTGCTGCACGCATCTTCGCTACTACGTAGCGGATGTCTTTTGCCTTCAAGGTATCTGTTGCAGATACACCTGTTACGGCAGCAGTTGAGATTGCTCCAGCGATTTCGCGGATAACTTTTGTGCCACCTGCAAGAACTCCCTTGATAACTTCATCAAGAGAATCGTTCAAGTTGTAAGCAACAATGTTAGCAAGTGCTGGCTCTACATCTGCAAGTGAGAATAAATCTAACTTACGTGTTGAGATGATTGAGTTACCGTACTCGTTTAGAGTTACAGCAACAGTTGTTGTAGCAGGTACTGCTACTGCATCTACGTCAACTGTTTCAGTTAGTGTAGATGTCTTTACTGCCAAATCGTTGTAGATCTGGAATAGCACGCTTGAACCAGCGTGTGTTTGTGATACGGGCTTCTTATCAGCAACTTGACGGAATGATGGTACGGAACGAAGAGCAAACTCTACGAGACGATCATACGCCTGTGTTACAAGGTTAGCGCCGACCACTGTGCCTGCTTGCCCTGAAGGCAATGCAGCAGCGGTAAATAATGACATTTAGTCATATCCTTTCGGTTAGTGTGAAATTACTACGATTGTGAACCGTAGATTAGGTTTAGAATATCTTCGGCAGATTGAGCAGATTGGATTTTAATACCCATATCCTCAGCCTTGTCGGGGGATAAAGCCCCTGTTGTTACATTGTCCATTTGACGAATAGACGCTACATCTCGAGAATCTACTTCTTTCTTAGGTTGTACTTGAACACCGAATATTTCAGCGTTCTGTTCCAACCAAGATGAAATTGCTTCTTCCGAAGCATCTAGATCACTTGGAACGAAAGCGGCAACTTTTGGGTTTACGCCACGGGATGCAAATACATCCTTCAAAACCCGCTCTCTTTGGGATTTACTGAGTTCACCTAAAGTGGACTCCAGATCCTTGTTTCTCTTTTGCTCGACCTTTAAGGCCTTGCGTAGTTTCTTTACAAGGTCTGTATCTGAATCAAATGTTGCCATATTGACATCATCATCTTCTTCATCTTCATCCCAGTAGTTATCGCGGTTGTTGCTCATAGCAACTTCTCCCTTGTTAGTAGTTGGCGTACGCCTCATTAAAGATAGGGGCATCTATAATGGCTCGTACTATCGGTTTTATACACCGCATGGACCGATGGCTCCATGTCGGGAATCTAGTTAGTATTGTCCAGAGATTGGTGTAGTCCTTAGGGACTGACCAGTTAATCCAGACTGTCTTCTAAAGGACATTTGTTCTTGTTCAGATAAACGCTTGAATCGTTCTTTTTCAATTCCACGGAATTGCTCTTCTTCAAGTTCTGCTTGAATAGTAGATGTCTTTGCTGCATTTGCACCTTCATAGATACCAGATAGTTTCGTAGCAGGTGCTAGGGATGCTGCAATATTTTCGTATCCCTTAGATGCAAGTGCTGCAATTTCGTTCTCGCTTAAGCCCTTGGCTGTAAGTTCAGCGCCATACTTCTTAATGTTATCTGTATTAACTACGATACCAGTAGCAGCGTTAGAACGACGGACTGCTTCAATTGCAACGGCTGCAGTATTAACTCTCTGCTTCATTTGCTCTGTACCTATGGTTTGATCTAAGTAGAAGTCTGTAAGGTTCTGTGCTCCTGAGATGTAACCAAGATCAGTCAATGCCTTAATTCTATTAGGATCTGATGTAATAGCAAGCAGTCGAGCAGTATTAGCATTCTCATCAAATGCCTTAACGCTTACCTTGTTTGTTAAGTATGATTGAATATAATCATTACTTGTAAATTTAGTATCTAAAGCATATTTAGTGGCAGTAGCCTTATATCCTTCTACAGTCTGGAACAAGTCTTTAGCACTATAAGGATCTGTAACTTTATCATTAAAGAAACCATACTTAGCGTAGAATGGTGAGGTAATTGTTGTACCTGCTTTAGTCGTATAATCTTTGTTGTTTAGATAGATCTCGACAATACCCTCTTCGTCTAAACCCTCTTTTTGTAGAGCGGTTAAGAATGCCATAGAATCATCTACTAGTGTGGCTGGAAGCCCACGTCCCTTTAGTGTAGATTTAATAACCTGTAGGTTGGTTGTACCAGTTACTGGCTCTTGATAGGTAGGGTCTGGATCAGAAAAGGTTCTAGTTGAGCCATCTGACATTCTATCAGTTCTTGTACGATCTTTACCAATACCTGAGTATGAACTAGAAAGTACTGTAACAGTAACTACATTTCCTGAAGAGTCAAGTGTTACGCCAGAGTTTGCTGCAAAAGCAGCAAGATTTGATTGAATCTTTGGAAGATTTGTTTGCATAGTTCCAAGAATTTCAGAAATCTTTTTATAGTCTGCAGAAATCTGTGCTTGAGTCCTAGGTGCAGGAATAGGGGCAGGCTTAGGCTTAGGAGTAACAACAGGTGTTTGAGTAGTTACAGTAGTAGGTTTAACCGCTCTTGCTGCAGCAGCATTTTCTCTTTTGGTTTCTGAACTAATAGCCATTACTCTCCCAATGCTGTTGCAATTTTATCAGCCAAACTGGTAGCCTTATTAATGGCTCCAGAACTTACTGCGTATCTAGGATCTGATTCTGCTGCTGCTGACAATTCAATTTCATTCATCATACGATATACACCCTTTTCATCTTTGAAGTTAATAGCCTTCTTAATTAAAGGATCATCATAATTAACTGTTCTACCAAATAACTTAGTTAATGACTTAGCCAAAGGGGTTGTGTATGTAGAGATGTTTTCTCCAGCAGATAGTTCTTTCTCAAGACCTAACCACTGCTTTGATGCAATCTTACGACCTTGCTGTAAGAAGGTCTCTAATTGTTGAGTAGCGGTCTTATCATCAGATGATGAAAGAACATTCTTAATTACTCCAGTTACTGTTTCGAAGTCAGGTTCATCTAGGTAATTAGCAGCATAGGTGCCAACAATGGCATCATATAAACTCTTTGCTGTACCGCCAAGTTCTTCACTAGAAGTCATATCGTAATTCTTTACAAGGTATTCAGCCAAGAACTTCTGTTGTTCTTTCTCTGTAAAACCTTCATCCATAGTAGTAGTCTGTTGAGTAGTAACAGTTCCACTTGTATTGTAGGTTGTAATAGACTTACCCTTTTGACGCTTAGCCTCAGCGTTGTAAAGGTTCATGTAATTTTTAATTTGAGCATCAGAAGGGAAGGCGCCGAATGCTTGGTAGTAAGCATCTGATAGGCTAGCCTTGGCATCTGTAGGATCAATCAACTTAATAGATGTGGCTACCTGCTTGCTAAACTTGGCAGTACCGCCGCCACCTTTATTTTTATATAATTCTTCTAGTACCTGTATAAATGGAATACCATTTTGAAGGGCAATTAAAGAAGCATCTTTTAAGGCTGCGGTATCTTTAACTCCAAATACACCTCTAGGGGTATCATCAGAAGACAAGTTACTGCCACGAAGCAAGGCTTGAATATAATCTAGTTTATTCTGGAAACCTTCTTGAGAGGTATTGCGCCACTCTAATAGGTAGTTACCAATAGCCTTAGAATAAGCAGCAGGATCTGCGTAGAGTCTGGACTTTAATTCAAATCCACCTTCTGCTTGTACCTGTTTTAATTGCTCTGCTTGAGACTGATACGTTGGCCCAGTATTAAATGTCAATTTATTCCTCTACCTTCAGTAATGAAGCAAACACTCCGTAGTACATACGGGAGAATGCTGGATTTTGTACCATTAATCTTGTGGCTAAATCGTTTAGATTTTTAGCCTGCTCTTTCGCATACCAGAATCCAGCACCTATGTTAGGTGTAGCACTGGTTCTGACTTCCTGCAAATACTTCTCCGCAGATTTATAAGCATTATAAAATTCTACTGTTTCTTTATAGACAGGAGATTTTTCAAATGCTGGTTCGGCTAATGCTTTTTCAACACCAGCAATTTTATCTCTAGCAGATCCAATATCTGTTGATAGTACAGGAGCAGATCCACCGAATTGATTATTTAATTCAATTACCTTTTCTGTGTACCAAATATCGCTATATCCAAGAGTTGCTTGTTCTTCAGAAATCTGAGACTTAGCCATTTGGTATACAACGTTTTCAGCATATTGCTCTAACTCTTCAGGGCGTAGTATACGGCGACGGCCTGTAGCCTTCTGCCAATTATAGTAAGCAGTTGCTGCTTCTCCGCCAGGGAAGAAGTAAGGAACGATATCGCCAGTTCTAGTAGCATACTTATCCGCCATATCTGGATTCTCATTTAAGAATGACCAAGCATCTCCAGTACCACGAACTGATCTTGTAGAACCACCTAGGATAACTAAAATGTTTTTGATTCCAAATGTATCAGAGAACTCGCCTACAGCCTTGAAGTAATCTCCAGGGTGCTTCTTCATTATCTGATCGTATGCACTATACAATGCTGTTTGAGTGCGTAGTTTACCTTCTTTGTCCTTAGCAAATACCTCTTGAGAAGGAGTTGCTGGAGCAATAGACTGGAAGAATGCTGTCATCAAGCCAGTCCAACGAGATATACCACGAGCATCGTTAAACAACTGGTTTCTTTCAGTATCATTGGCTAATGGATTGTCACCATAATCACCAGTAGATGCTAAGTATGAAGCCCAGTCTTTTACGCCACGTTCTACTTGAGTACCATTGTTAACAGCAAGTAAGAATGATTTCTTTAACCATGCTGGAAGGAAGAAATCTTCAATTCCACTTGGCTCACCAAACGGAAATATAATTTGACGCATAGCATCCCATTCAGGACCAAATGCTTTAGACTTTCCAGTTGCTGCATAAGCAATCTGACCTACGGGACCAATACCAGGAATTGCTGGATTGACTGCACCAAATACAAGGTTCAGAGATTGAACTGGGGCAGTAATCTGAAGTGCCTGAGCAGTATCAATGTTCTTTCCAGCCATGGCTCCAATTATGCTTCCTGCTAATGGATAGCGGAAACGAGTCTCACCAAATTCATCTTTGTAAAAGAATCCTTGATTCTCTTCATATTTAGTTCCAGTTAGATCATAGATAGCACTAGATCCTTCTTGGGTCAATGCGTTGTAGGCACGACCAATCTTGTAGAACTGTACAGGATTATCTTTAAATAATTGAGCCCACTTGTACATGGTATTGAACTGTGCTTGTGCAAAGGGAAATAAGAAACGTATTGAGTTAGCGTATTGACGTTGCCTAGCAGCATCATAGAACAAATCTTTAGTATAGGCAGAAGCCTTCTTAGCAGCCATTGAGTTCATAGTATCTAAATCAATACCATCATCTACTGACTTACCCTTTTTACGAGCCGCTATTTCTTTATTAATAGCACGCAAAGATGGGTGACGACGCATACTTATATTACGGCCATTGATAGTTAGTGGCGCTAATGACTTCTTGGCGTTTACCAAAAGTGCATCTAGGGCATCATCATTAACCATGCCTACATAACGACCTACATGGTCCCAGTATGACATACGAAACTCAGGTGCAAAGTTAACTACGTTTTCAATTTTAGTAGCACCATCAAAGAACCAGTTTACTGCTGTGTCTAAATACTTTGTATCTTGTGGGCCAAATCGCTTATCACGAACATGGATAACAGTAGATCCAGTCATATCTTCTTTAGGGAAGTTACGACCTATAAGGGATTTAAATGCTCCATCTTCATCAGCAAAGTCATTTATATTTCCAACAGTCTTGTATCTAGGTATCTTTATTTTGACACCATTCTGGATAACTTCACCATCAGAAAGCAATTTACGGATAGCCACAGATCCAGGACCAGTACCTGCAACATTGTCAATATAGCGGGCTACAGAACCAGTAGATGTTTTATCAAATAAGTATGATTTAACATTCTCAGGTATCATGTTTTCTGCGCTCAAGTTGTACTTGCCGTTTACCTTTTTTGGATCTCTTAAAAATATCTTTGCAAACTCTGCTGTCTCAACGCCATTACGGCCACCATTAACTAGGTTTTCTAAAACTCCAGCAAACTTCTCGCCTTTACCTTCAATAAGTAAACGTACTACATCATCTTGTGCTTCTTCTGCGGTGTTTGCTACAATAGGAATAAGAGCATCTGAGTGAGCACGGATCAATGTATTGGCTAAACCAACGTGGTACTTACTGCTATCTGTTCCAATAGCCTCGTAGATTTTACCTACAAATGCAAATCTAGGATCTCCAGAGTTATGATTACGGGCTAGGAAATTAAAATTTTCTTCCACGAATGCTGATATGGATTGATTTAACTCAGCATCTTTACCTACTAGACTATTGCCTTTAACATCATTAGAATATTTAGACATTTTGGCCAGTAACTGTTTTGCTGCTCCGCCATTAGGATTTCCTGCCATCATAGCGATATAGTTAAATGGATGATTTAATAAAGATTCATGTCCTGAAAAGTACTGACGAAATTGCATTTCGCCAACGTTTCGTGCAATATAAGCAATACGAAATGCTAGTTGAGCCGTTCTCCAACGGTCACCAATCTCAGTATTAAATACATCTAATGACTGTTTAGCACCATACTTAATCTTACTATTGTTATATTTTCTAATTAATTTAGAAATATCTCTAGTATCAGGAAGTCTTACCACATCATCTAAGAATTGGTATTCGAATATAGCCTGATCTGGTGAAAAGAAATGAGTTTCTCCATTAAGTAAATTTAAAGAAGGCATCTCACCTTTAGCAAGACGTTCTGGTGTATATTGCTTAATGACAGCATTCTCACGGCCAGTAGCACGGAAGGCTTCACGAACTGCATCTTCTACTGCAGTATCTCCTGGAGCAAGGCGTTTAGCCAATGCTACTTGAGCATTCTCGATTTCCTGGAATACAATACCTGAACGTTGTTGTAAAGTAGTAGCAGATGTAATTCTATTAATTGTTGCATCAATGATTTCATCAGGAATCTTGGCAGAAGACATCCAGTCTTCCATTCCATTTACAAGTCTATCTAGGTCATCCAATGGTAAAACTACAGATTGGGTAAAGTAACGACCAAAGTTCTTTTCAACTTTTTCCACATAGTTAATTGCCTTATAGGCAAGAGGTGGTACAGTCTTAAATAATGGATTCTTAGCGGCTAATGCTGCTTCACCTTTGAGGGCAAGAGAGCGATAGATCTTAGGATCTGATGTAGGTGCTGCTAGATGCTTTAAGAATATAGATATAACTTCATCACCAGTTGTAGCAGCAACTAATTCTTGTGTCATTTCAACATCTAATTTACGACCAAATAGTCTATGTAGACGAGAGAATTCTTTTTCGTTTGCTACGATATCAGCAATCTGCGCAAAGCGAGGACCTAATAAGTATCCTGCAGCCTTATCAACGTCACCCTTGACTGCTCCACCAAAGCCATCAATAAGCCCTACTTCGCCTCTATAAAACTCTTTTAAGTATTGCTTATCAGCAATTTCCATTTCAAGACCCATCAGTTTAGCAATACCGATGTTCTCAGGATCATTTAATAACTGAGCAACTAATTCAGGATCTTGCGCTGCATAGTCACGCAGAATATCAATCTCTTTAATCTTTCCATCAATACCAGCACTAGCAGCCTTGGCTGAATCAAACGCTGTTTTAGAATCTAAAATTTCTTGTTGAGCAGATTTAACTGCTCCTACCAACTTAGCACCTAGTTCTGTACCCATAGCAGCAGTACCTTGTAGGGATGTAAGAACATCGCTTATACCTACTTGACGTGCTCCTATTTTAGAAGCGTTGGTAATTACTACTCCACCAGTACCACCGTGAATTCCACGGATGTTTACGTATCCATCAAACTTCCAAGTATCAGTAAGGGCTTGAGATACTGCGTTAATTAAACCTTCGTCTTTAGTCTTGACTGCAAAAGATACTAATTCAGCAACGTTTTGTCCACCATTACCAAAGATTAGATCGTCTGAAGTATACTTCCATAGGTTTGCACCAGTATCATTATTGTTAATGTAATTATATATAGCATCTTTAGTAGCCTCAGGAAGGTTAGGATCCTCAGCAAATCCGTATAACTTGCCAAAAAACTCTTCACGACGACCTAGTTCAGCAAGTTTTTCATCTGCTGTAGCATTATCGTAGGTCTTTGTAATATCAAATAATTCTAATGGGTTATCTTTAGATACAGTAGTAACGTATTCACGCTCACCGAATGCACCTAGTCTTAACTGTCCAGGAGTTGGAACATCATCCATGTAGATACCAGTAAACATTTCGCCAGTATTCTTATGGTCAGCAGACAACTGAGCAAGGTTATCAATTACACCTTCAGGCTTATTGTCGCCAATGTTCTTTAATAAGAAATCGCCGATCTTGCCATTCTCAATAAGGGCTGCAACATCTGCATTTCCCTCTACTTGATCTCCACGCTTAATACCATAATTAAGAGCCTTCTCTAACTTAGTTGCTACAGCAACGCTCTTAGCCTGTGTCTTCTTTGCTAAATCTTTTTCAGCCTTCATGTAGGTATTATCTACAGTACGACGAATTTTTTTCTCAGCACCAATACGTTCTTTAATAAGTGCTTTTTCTTCTTTGGTTAAATTCTTAACATCGTCTATCTTTGCAAGACGCTTTGCTTCTTCTACCGCTTGAGCAGCAGCCTTAGCACCCTGTAATTGCTTTCCACCTTGAATAATCTTTGTAATAGAACCAGGACCAAGCCATAAAGAAGGATCTGTACCAACGGCTAATACGCCATCTACGATACCTGACATTACTCGATAAGGAGTACCGTTTGGATCTGCTCCTAATGAACTTAGGCTAGCACGACCAATAGTAAATGATTTACCATTAACACGGCCATAAGCAGACATAGCCTTAGCCTGTGCTGCTCCTACCTTACTTTCAGGAGATACGAAGAAACCAGAACCAGTATCAACTGGACCTTTATTAGTAACTACGCCAGCAGTAGATCTTAATAATTGACCAAGATTAGTTGTCTCACCAAATAGATTTGCTGGAGAAGCAGCAATAATTGGAGAAAGTATATTTTTTTCACCTTGAGCAGCAGCATACATGTTTCTGCCAACATTAGTTACATATTGGTAAGGTGCTTGAAGCGTAGCAAATGCAGCACGAGTGGTACCTTTTAATAATCCGTAGATACCTTCACGAAAACCTTTATCTTTATCTGCTTGACTCTTAATGTTTTCAACATTAGTCAAATCCTGCATTAACTGAGCAAAGCCATCTGCACTTGATAACTTTTCAATACCCTGGCTGTTAGCATTTAAGCCTACTTTAGCAGCACTAATTAAATAATCTTTTGATTGATTAGGAAACTTCTTTATAAGAGAATCAAGATTCATAATTGTATCTGGGGTTAATCCAGATATTTGTTGGTCTACAAGTTGACCTATGTTTGCTTGAACCTTATCTTGATCGAAAAGACTCGTATACTTGTATTTACTCCAGTAGTTTACTAAAGGACTGGACATTAACGACCTTCTTGAAGAAATGCTTCTAGTAACCTACGGTTCTGAGGTGTTGGGTTAACAGCAAACATAGCACGGGCTAAGAGTGCAGCATTATCAGGAGCATCAACTGGTTGTTGTAGTACTTCAGGTCCAGCACCTGGTGTATTTCCACCAGCACCGTCTGTAATAGGTCCACCATCACCTTGTAATTCTCTAACAGGTGTAGGACGTACGCCAGTGGCTATAGTATTAACAGGAGAAGGGTTAACAATTGTGCTAGGTTGTACTGTGGATGCACCTGATGCAATATCTTGCAACTGTGTAGCCTGTCCGTAGGTGCCACCTGTAGCGTTTTGAATCTTTGCTTCTCTTTGAATTTTCTTTACACGAGATAAGTCTTCACGCTTTGCAAATTTTCCTGGACCAGACACTGGTGAGATCATTGACATTGTTTAATATCCTTATCTTGCGAACTGTTTTTTAATAATGACTGGGCCGTTTGAATAAACATCCCACTTAATTGAAGTGTTAATAGACTTTTCTATAATTTCTGCTGCCTGTTCCGCTGTTCTGGCCTTATCTGCGCCAAGAACTTCCATAGCACCTAGTGCTGTATGTCCTCCGCTACCTGAATAGTAGACTTTAGTAGATGTTCTATCCCAAGAATAATCAGAAAAGATTGGATATATGACACCATTGGCTACAACAATGAACTCTGAATCGTGAGATGCAGCCTGTCCATCTTCTTTCATGTCATAACCAGCATCTAAGAATAGTTTTCTCATAGAAGGTATGAACTTTGTAGTCATAAACTTATCTAAATCTTCGTTTAATTTAAATCTAGGTGGCTTCCAACCAAATTGTAGGAGGTTAGAACCACGAGAAGCACCTGCTCCTGCTATAAGATAACTACCATTTTGGATTATCTTAGGAGTAATCATAGTCATTGGCTTACCATGATCGTCAGTTGATCGTGAATCGCAACCAACAACAGCCCAACCATTACCTTGAATTGCTGCTAGTGTTGTCATTGTCCCCTACTTAGTTATTGTTGTCCTTGTAATCCTGCCAATATACTCATTAAATCTTCTCCACCTTGTTGTGGGGTTCCACCAGAAGCGGGTCCAGGAGTGGCTGGGGACAGGGGAGCCTGCTCTGCTGGGGCTTGTGAACCTGGTGGAACCGTTCCTGCCTGCGCTTGAGCCATCGCTTCTTCCTGCGGAGTAGGTGCAGGTGGCGTGAATACGGCTAGCGCAGCATTTTCTATGCTTTCCCCATTTCGTGTGCGTGTGATAACATCAGCGATATTCTTAATCATCGCAGATGGATCTTGACCTTGTGCTGCCATAGCAGGAATTGCTTGCGCAGTTGATGTTATAGCGGCGGTCAAGTTAGCACGCATCTTTTCAATTTCAATTCGTTGTCCTTCTAGAGTTACGTTTACGCTCCATGGAAGTTCACGACGTATGAAGTCTTTAGATACTAGATCAGCACCAAGTGCTTGTAGTGAGAAGATTAGGGCTCGTGATGGGTCAAGTCCTGCCATCAATCCGTAACGAACTTCAATAGAAGTGTCGTTCTTGATGTCTTTGCTAGGTATGTACTTTAACTCGTACGGAGTACCCTGAGCGACGCCTCTAACCGATTTCTCTACATCAAACACCACCTGGTCAACTTCAAAGCAAGCCTGAACGACTTCTTCGAAAGTTTCTGCCAGGATGGTTTGTCCAGCCTTGATTTGTGAATCAAAGGCACCTAATAGAGCCTGTACACCTTGGCCAGTAATAACACTAGCGTTAATGTTTCCAGTTCTACCTTCAGGATAACGAGCACCTAATCGCATTTCGCTTTGAAGTGCTGCTTGCTCTTGGAAGGCTGCAGCAGGAATGTCAAGTTTGACACGACCAACTGCATTAGGTTGGTTGGTGCGAATAATCGCATCAGGACCCATAGGCAAATCTACAACATCAGTAGGAACAACCATAGGAGCCTGAATAGACTTCTCTGCTGCTTCCATACTTAGGTTAGCAAAACGTGCTCTTGCTAACTGTACATACAATACATCGTCAAATTGTCCACGAGGTTCTTCATCGATACCAGGTTTACGAGCAACGTATACCAGCATTTTGCCTAGTGGATTCTTTGCTGCATTTAATACTAAGTTACCACGGCTAGGTACATAAAGAACGATATTGTTCTTGTCTGTATAGCGGATAAGTTCTACAACTGCATTAGTATTCTGGTTATATCCAAGGTTTCCAAGGATAGCACCAGCATACTCAGGATAATCTGTGGCTAGTTCGCCAATTGTCTTCATGTATCGCTTTGCGTATGATACGCAGCGACCAAATCTATCAAACTCTGGATATGCTCCAATAGGATCTTCTACACGGATACGTGGAAGTTGTGATTCAAAATCTAATTCAATATGGATAGGTAAGAAGCCATATGTAAAGTACCAGTCAGCACCCCAGTACATCTGTGACTGTAGGCGTGAATTGTAAATATAGTTATTGGCAATCATGCCACGCTTGTCAGCAAATGCTCTAGCACGATCTGAGGATGTGTTAGTTGTCGAACAGTTAAAGGATGGTAGTGGAGCCAGTACCTCTGCAAGGTCACGGGCTGCAACATCTACGAAGTTGGCAACCATCGCTGAGTTCATTCCTTCTGGGAACAAGTCAGGGAATACCTCAGTCATCTTACCTTTACGTACAGCAAGTATGTCTGCCATACGGGCATCACGCTCTGCGTGTCGTTGTTTTAGATTCTCGACACGTTGAGAGATTAACTGAATATCAATTGCCATTAGTTTCCTATTCGTACATAGACATCTCGTAATCGTTTACATTTACAGTAAAGCGATTATCGATCTGCTTGCGAGTTGCCCATTTATTAGTAATGTGGGTTTGATTGATTTTACCATTATTGATAATTTCTCTTGCTCTTAGTTCACAGAACCATAGAGCCATAACACAGTCTGTAGGTCCTTTAGTATCAGGCTTCCAAGTTATTAACTGTTGGATCAAAGCCTTGATTCCTTCAGATCCATCCTGGGATGGTATCTCTATCAAGTTATTATCTTGGTGTAGATTATTGCGCATAGTGCCAAATAGGCCAGACATGGCTGCTACACCGAAAGAAGTGTCCCACTTGTTCTTACCAGTGAATTGGCTTGAGAACCGAATGCCTCGAGAGGCTAGGTATGAGTTTAGATCTGCGTCTAGGGCGTAAGCCTTCTGATGCGCATTGGTCTCAATTCTTAGTTCTTGAGGTTGGTACTTAGTAGACCAGTCCTCAATCAACTCCTGTATCTTTTGTGGAGTTGGATCTTTCATGTTTTCAACATCTAATATATAACGCTTACGTGTCATACGATCTACAGTCATTACAACTGCAGCGGTTCTTCCACTCATCGCTGGGTCTAGGCCCATGATAGTGTAGTAAGCACCTGCTTCTTTAGGATGGCCGGCAGCGCCAGGTTTTAGCGGACCCCTCTTTCGCATCCTGTTGACTGAGCCTTGTACACATCCAGGGGAAAAAATAGAATCTTCTTGTACGTCCTGCTGCTGATATACCAACGCCCAGGCAGAGGCCGAGACTTCACTTCTACGACGGAATAACGCTGGCCCGTCCCATTTCGGGTATAGCCCATTTTCATCAGGTAGTACCTCTTCCTCAGAACCTTCCCATGGTATATGGGACTTAGGCCAAAGAGTAACCCATTTTTCAGGATCCTCATCAAACTCTAATACAGCAGGACAGTTCATATATGTGAATGGTGTCTTGCCACTTGACCAATGGTCAGGGTTACGGATCTCTCGATAGAGATCATTGGATGCAATTCTAGTCCCCAC